CTCACCCAATGTGAGCACACCTTAGATGTTTATTACGTCGTTCCATACACTACTGATATGAATACCAAGGTTCGCCGTACGAACATGGACTGGTCGTACCTGTCCCATCCCATTAACTTAACCCATAAAGGTTTCGCTATTGAAGCTGGTCCATCGTACAATTATACCGGTCCACAGCCGTACGGGTCGAATTCTTACACGACAAGAAGTCCCTTCACTGGCCTAATCGCGGGGGATAACCCTAGCGGCTATCTGTTCACTTCTCCATTTTTTGTTACAAACAAAGGTTTGGAAACATTATTCGAAGAAGCTACGGATCAGGATCATGAAGGTTGGGGAGATTGGAACGATTTCGAACATTACAAATTTGTTCGAGATTACGACCTTTCCCCCACGGAGTATCAATTCTCTGACGTAATCGGGGTGTGGGATTTCTCAATCCCATTGCCCGGTATACCGTTCGAGAGTTGGACTCGCTTGTCTGGTACTCAAGTAGGCACAATCGAAAGCCCTATTACTGGGCTTCCGTTGTTGTACTCGAAACAAGCAGACGGGTCTTTTATACCGCCTGCCTCAGGTCAGACTAATCTCATCAACCTTGCCGTAAGGCAAATGCTGGGAGACGTAAGACCAAATCTGTCATCCGTAAACTCTGTTTACGAACTTAAAGATGCCAGATCGGTTCCGGTTACAATCAAGAGAGTGGAAGATGAGTGTAGGCGCCTTAAAACGCTCTTACCTTATCTCCGTACAGGTCTTCCGCGAAAGTTTAAAGCGGGTAAAGACCTTCTCTTGCTGCTCGCAACGATCGCTGATGTTTTCCTTCAGAAGGAATTCAACCTCGATCCGTTGTTGGACGATCTTCGTGCTGTGCAGAAGACCCTCCAAACAGTTCATAAAGAAATCTCTAATAGACTTCTTAATGATGCTCGCCTCAGGAGGAGAGATTTTAACTCTCCTCTTATTGGGTATAAAGACAGCACTGATGCTGCCGTTTATACCTACGCTGGTAAAACGCCTACTGATCGATCGTCTCCGTATTGCCCGTTTATGACGGGTTCTATGGACGTCTTTCGGCAGGTGCGTTACCAACGCGCGAGGTTCCATGCGCAGATATTGTACTCACAATACTACGCAAACTATCAAAAGCAAAACGCTCTGGTTCTAGGACTCCTAGACAGGCTTGGGGTAAATTTTAACCCAAACATTGTCTGGAATGCTATTCCATGGTCGTTCGCCATTGACTGGATCATCGATGTAAATCGGTGGCTCAGTCAGTTTAAGATAGATAACTTGGAACCTGTCACAGTAGTGCATAAATTCCTGTGGTCTACCGATATTAAACGAACCATATCTCTCACAACTCAAAATCGTGGGATGTATGATAAGTATAGTAAAGGGAACCCCAGGAAGACCGTGTTTGTTACCGAAACGGCCTATAAAAGGTCGTCTTCCGGTCTGAACATGGTTGCATCCCTTACGGGATCCGGTATAAACTTGAAAGAGTTTATACTTGCAGGCGCTTTAGCGGCTTCCCGCTATCGTGTCTAGTTAACCGCACATAACGTGCCGCAGAGGGGTTGCGAAAACCCCAGAACAGTTAGTTATGCCAGTATTCCCAGCAAACCTGACAACAAATGAAGTTAAGAATGCAGCCGGTACCGAAGTCGAATTTCTTCGATTAGGTCCCGGCTCAAGTGCAAGAAGTCTAGTCTTCGCCAAAAGTGGCGAAGTTCCAGCCCAGCAACACCGTCTCTCGATATCTCATCAAGAGACAGGATCTGCACTTACCGCTCGACGTCGCTCATCTTTACGCGCGGACATTACTGTCCCCGGTCAAGTTGATACGACGAAGCTCGTTAAGTGTTCTGTGTACGTAGTCGCCGACATTCCTGTCGGTCAACTTACGGCACTCACGGTACCAACGGACCTGTTAGCCAATTTAATAAGTGTTCTCGCCTCTCAAGGCGCGAACACTACTATCTTGTATGACGGATCTGGGTACGGTGCATCGGGTCTACTCAACGGCTCTCTTTAGAGCCATCTTTAATTAGACCCGTCTTAACATCACGAAACGTAGCTTTTTGATAAGTTACGCGTTCATGTCTACGTAGGTTGCTGGAACTCTGGCCTTGGATAGTTACCTTATGGGAACTATGAAAAGCCATGACAATACATATGTTAGTATTATCGCCAACATCCTGCGTAGTGTGCAAACACTACGTCCGGACGTAATAACACCACGACAAACCCGTCTTACGATTAAAAGAGTCGAAGACAGATTTGCTCTTGAAGGTTTGAGTTTTCTCACGAAAACTTTACCCCGTCTCGGCAAGGCACTTGACAAGTGCCTTGCCGGTCATGAATCATTCAACTGTATTGGGTTTCGCAAGATCCCCAATACGAAACTTCCGAAATTATTCGGTGAGTTTCTTGAACGAATTCTTGACAAAGACGGAGTCGTCCTTCAAGATCCGTGCGTTTACAGTATCCGTTGTGTTCGGGACCTATGCTATGTATTTTACAAGCTAGAGACCGGATACTCGCAACAACAACAAGACAACGTCGTCTCTCAGTTTGTCAAAACTGAGGCTGACATTCGTCCTTATCATGAAACCTTCATTAAAATCAAGGAAATGCTTGACTTGTATAGTCAAACTTATCCCCTGGATCCTAGTAAAGGTAATCCTTCTACTACCAAGCCTTCTCCCTCGCAAGAGGGATTAGGACCTTTAAACAAAGAGGTCACCGAAAAGGCTCAGACATGTATTTTCCCAGAATTAAACCTCTGGGGACACGTGCATGAGTTTGTTCGACCTGCTTCTACAGTAGAAGTATTGCGCAAAGCTCGACGATTACTTGCAAAAGTATTCGCCCGCTTTGACCCTTACGAGATAGTACCTAAACATGGACCTGGAGCCGTAGCTTCGAAAGAAGTTTTATGGCAAAAGTTCACATTTACTAACGTACCTCATCGTACCACTGCATGTTACCCCTTGGATGCGTTTTTCTTCGCATCTTTAGGTCACATCTGTGATGATGCCGCTGGCTTGGATGCCATCGACACAAGTACAGAACCTTTAGCACGAGTTTTACTCGTGAATAAAGATTCTCGCGGCCCGCGCCTTATCTCTTGCGAACCCCTTGCTTTGCAATGGATTCAACAGGGACTCGGACGGGCTATCATGAGACATGTGGAGTTACACCCTTTAACAAGGTATAACGTCCACTTTACTGACCAAGGGCCGAACCAACGAGGTGCCATCCAAGGCTCCAAGTTGGGACGGTACGCTACACTCGATCTTAAAGATGCGAGTGATAGAGTTACCTTGGGGTTAGTCAACTGCTTGTTCCCTGAACACGTTTTAACGTGTCTCTTGGCGACTCGCAGTGTTGCTACTAAGTTACCGAATGGTGAGGAAATAAAACTCTGCAAGTTTGCGCCAATGGGGTCAGCATTATGCTTTCCTATATTAGCGCTTACTGTGTGGAGTCTCCTCACCGCGGCAACCGAGGATACAGATGCTCAAAAGAGCATCTTAGTGTATGGAGATGATGTAATAGTACAGAACGCAAACGCGTTGCACGCTATTAACGTACTCGAATCATTTGGTTTAGCAATAAACCACGATAAGAGTTGTTTCAAAGGATTCTTTAGAGAATCGTGTGGCGCTGATGCCTATAAAGGTATCGTTGTTACACCTGTTCGTTTTCGAACACTTTGGTCATCTACTCCCAGCCCTAGTGTCTTCACAAGTTATTTGGCTTACGCCAATTCCTTGTATGACAGAGGATATTACGTTGCGTATGAGGCCATTGCTCACGACCTATATAGGTTATATGGGTCAATGCCTCAGGTCTCAAAAGACCAAGAAAAAGATACTTCTGTAAGTATCTTAGGCTTACGCTCCGTTCCCTCCGAATGGAGACAGCCACAGGCAAGATTTAATATTCATCTTCAAAAGATGGAATATAACTTGCTGGACGTGACTGCTCGAGTTATTAAGAAGAAGATGAATGGCTGGAAAATGCTCCTTCGGTATTTTACCGATGGGCATCGTACAGACACGATTCAACTTCTAGCTCGACAACTACGCCCTCGCTCAGACGAGGAGGGCGATACCACGGAAGGCTCTAATCGGTTTACACCGATCACCCCTTTCGACGCTAGCTTGTACACGAAGCGCGGCACAGTTTGTTTAGTGCGGCGCTGGCGATAACAAGGGATACCAGGTTAACCACCTGGTGTTTAACCAAG